GAATGGTTAATCTTTTCATATCTAAGCGCACAAATTTCTTCGTGCGTAGACAATCGAGCTTCTGTTGAATCAATCGTTGTCATGTTTAACTCTTTTGAATGTATGCCAATGCGCAGTAAGCAGGCAAGTTAGAACCTGTGCCTGTGGTGGTAAAGAACTGAAAGCCGTTACCGATGGGTGATAGATTTACTGCCATTATTTTTCCTTGTTGCCAGGTACGCCACTGATTTCAATTCGTGGAGGCTGATTTTCTTTAATCAAACCTCCATGTGGGTTCAATGCTTCTTTAGCAAATGCTCCTTTATTGTGCTTTTGCCACAACATTTTTGCACCACCAACCACAGGAATTGAAGCTCCTTTTGTCAAAAGTGCTAACTTTGTTTCAGCAGCATTTGACAATCCTTCTTTAGCCATTGAAGCTAAAGCAGAGCTAAAAGTGTTGGAATGATTAAATGTTCCAGCATCAGGTTTGCCAATTTTGCTGTTTAATAAGCCAATTTCTGCAACATCTTGTAACGCTTCTGATGGCAATGCTTCACGCAATACTGGTGTATTTTTCTTTAAAAAATCTGAAAAACTATCAGATTTAACACGTGTTGCATTTGCATTGGTAATAGCATTACGAACGCGCTCCAACTCTCCATGTGCAATTGCTTGATGAGCTAAATCGCCTTCAGGAATTTCTGATTTCATTCTGCGGATTGCTTCTGGCGTAGCACTAGAAACAAACTTATTGTGAAATTTTGCAGCATTAAGAGCTTCACCTTGTGAAGATGCTTCAGCAGCATCAGCGGCTTCTTTAATAGCAGCACGATAAGCTGGATTGCTTTTAATAACTGCGGAACGCTCACGAACCAAACCACGGGCATTGTCTGCCAATTCTTTTAAACGAATAGCTTGTGGACTGCCTGTTCCTTCACCAAAAATAGGCAATTTTTCAAGTTCATCACGCACAATGTAGGCGGCTGATCTAGCGTTGCCATTACTGCTAGAACGCATTTCATTAGCTAAGTTTGTACGCAAAGCCTCGTATGCTTCAAAAGTAGGATTTTTATAAAAATCGCCAAGGTCAGAAGCAATTGATGGTGACAAATGATTTGTCTTCAAATTAGAAGATAAACTATTTCTAATATTTGAATTTAAAGTTGTAATGTCAATTGGGAATTGACCACCATTTTCATCTTTCAATGCTTTGTATGCATTACTAATGGCTTCAGTTCTAATTTTGTCTTTTGAAGACAATGCATTAATTTCATGCTGACCAAGCTCAGAAGCATCAGCACTTGATGGAATATCAGGCGCATGACGTTGTTTAACAGCTTCAACAGCTTCTGCCATTTGTAATGGCTGACTCTTAAAATGTTCAGTTAGGTCTTGAGTTTCGCCACGTTTGTTCCATTCTTGAGCATAACGTGTCGTGTCTCCAGTTCTTTGACCTGTTGTCAAATGAACACCGTGTTTTTCTTCTAAAGCACGTGTTTCTAATGCTGGAACATTAATGTGTTCAATTGGATGCTCACTTACATGAGCTTGTAAAGCAGGAGAAGCGTTAACCAATGCTGCATCTATGTTTCCTCGCAATACATTTTCAGGGATTGCAACTGCTGCTCCAGCATTTTGCAAACCTTGTTGATTAGAAAACTGTTGTTGCAATTGCATTTCAGCAGGACTTCTTTCAATTCTTACAGATGGAATTTTTGCTAAATTGCGTTCATTTAAAGCTGCCTTTGCTGCTTGTGTAGCGCCAATCCTAGCTTCAGACAAGGTTGCACCACCTAAATTTGGATGTAATGCTTCAGGCATGACAGCAGCCAAATGTGCAGCATCAAATACTTCGCCAATTTTTCCTAAATATTCTTGCCCCTGTTCAGTTTGAGGAACATAGCCAGGGTGTTGTTTAATAAACTGTTCAGCATATCGTTGAGCAATAGGTGCAGGCGCTTGTCCTGTACGGATAGCTTCTGGAATGCTTTTAGCAATGCCATAAGCACCACCAACCACAGGTGTAGCCATTCCAGAAATAGCACCCATAGTAGCCTCAATGCCACCAGCTAACCAAGATGGTAAAAGTCCGCTATCAATTTGTTCAATAATTTTTTGTTTACGACCTAATAAAGATGCAACATCTTGATCTTTTTCATAATCATATTCTTCTTCTGCTTTTAACTGAGGATTTTTTCCATATAAAGAACTTTTCTTTGTAGGAATAGCAGAAGATGAAGCTCTACGCCGAAGCGAAGCAACGTCTTGATCTAACTCATATGGGTCAGCAGCCATTAGAAATCTCCACGTTCAAGGCGTTTCAGCTTCTTCATTTTTGTTGCCAATTCGTCCAATTGTTCTTGGCTCATGTCGCTAGTGTAATAGTCAATAATCGCTTCTTTTTCCTTTTTAGGAATGTTACGCTGATTAGTTGATTGAACAATAAATGCAACAGGATCATAATTATCTGCCCATGCTTTTTTGAAGTTGTCATTGTTCAAATATGCTTTTTCTTTTCCATATTTACGTTGGAAAGCGTCTAAAGCAGAATTGTATTTTTTAGTTGCAGTGTTCATTGCATCAGCACGATCAACAATATGTCCCAATGCTTCTTGTGTAATGTCAGAACTACCGTTTGCAGTTGATAAGTCTTGTTGTGCATGTACAGATTCAATGCCCATCAATTTAGCTTGACGAACTTGTTGTTCAGCTAAGTTTTTAAGCAATGTGTCGTATTCAGAGTTTCCAAACAAAGCCTTACCAGCAGACCGAACAAGTTGACCAGGCTTGCTACCAGCAGCAGCAGACAATGATCTACGAATTTGACTAGCAGCCAAAGAACTATCAGAAGCGGCTTGTGCGCGTTGCGTTGAATCTTCAAAATCTTTAGCGCCAATTTCATAACGCGCAGCTTCTCTTGTGTCAAGTTGACCAGGCGAACGAGGTGATTCAATTTGAAACAACGGTTGTGCTGCAAATTTTGGTTCAGATGGAACAGATGGATTTTTAGGTTGCACATTGTCTGCTGGAGGCGGTGATACTGCTCCATTTGGCAATGGCATTGCTTTAAGTTGACCAGTTGTTTTGTCTTGCAAATACTTAACACCGTTAACTTCAGTAACAGCAGGCATATTAGCGGTAAATTTCTCAGCCGCACTTGCTTGCATATTTCGCATATTTTCAATCTGTGCGAGATAGCCAGCCATGTCCTTGTTTTTCAAGGCTTCACGGGCTTGAGCAAATGGGCCATTTGGCATACTTGGGATGCCAAAGCCATTCAAATATTTTTCGGTGTTATCAAGTTCTTTAAGCGCAGTCTGAGCATCGCCTTTTTTCTCAAGCAATCGAGCGCGAGATTCAAGACCTGTTAAAGCACCGCCCATCACATCAAGATGGCTTTTATCAAAATTTAATTTAGCTTGATTGGCTTCGGTGGTTGCTTTTTGAACAGCCAAAGGATTCATCTTTTGTGCTTGTTCAATCTCCATTTGTGCTCTTTGGATCTCCAACGGATTCTTTTTTTGCGCTTGTTCAATTTCCATTTGTGCTTTTTGCACTTGCAATGGATTGATTTGTTGAGCTTGTTGGTACTGCTGTGCAGCGTTTGCAACATTAAGCATATCACCAAGGCTCATGCCTTGTGGTGGTTTTACGTCTAAAGCAACTGGTGTGAAATCTGCCATGATTGTTCCTTACGCCTCATTTGCATAAATAGATTGAGGAAGTACAGTTCCATAACCTGTGGGAGTTTGGGTTTGAGGTTGTAACAAATTTGACAAAAGATAAGAATTTGCTGCGCCAGTAAGACCGCCACTAATCGCGTTAGCTGTTCCAACTTGTCCGGCAGCTTGAGCATTAGCAGCCCCAACTCCAAGGTTAGAAATATTTGTTGCATTACCAGTAGATAAGTTAGAAAGATTAGCCAAACTCTGTTGACCAATTCCAGCAATATTAGCTAATTTGTTGTAAATATTAGATTGTTGTGTTTGATAATTATTAAATGCGTTTTGATAAGCATTAGATGCGTAATCTTCAGCAAACTTAGTATTTGCTGTGTTTATGTTAGAACCGCCACCGCCTACGTTCATTGCTTGCGATTGCGCCCCTAACCCTTGATTAAGCATAAACTGATAGTTTGGTGCAAGATTAGATTTAAGCTGATCTGGACCAAATGATTGTGTCAGACTTGGAAGTTGAGACTGTAATTGAGATAAACCTTGCTGACCAGTTTGTAAGTAAGGATTAAATTGTGGAGACAGATTTTGATAATTCTGTTGAAGTAATTGTTGACTTTGCGTAGCAGCATTAGCCTGTGTATTGGCTGCATTTTCAGCTGCATTTGCTCCTATTAATGATGAACCTATCGTGGCTGCTCCTAAAGCTAAAAATCCCCAAGGCATATTATTTCTCCTGAATTAAGACTTTATCAACTTTAGAAACGTCTGTTTCATCCGTTGCATGAACACAAAACCACGCAGCGTTTTCTAACGCTTCAATCATGTGGTGAATTCCAGCCTTGATTTCAATGCAAGCTGGCGCTGTAAATTCTTTAACAAAATCATCAGTTCTGACAATTACTTTGCCTTTTGACAATATGCTTAGATGCGAATACTTGTGTGCATGGCTTCCAGCAATATAGCCCTTTGGAATGTGCATTTCCTTGGCATACAGACCATCAGAAAAATGATGAACAGTCCCTAAATCGGCTTCAAAAGTGCCTTCCATCTTTTTGAAAATTTCTGCCTGATTCAAAATGTACTTTCTGAAATACCGTTCAAAGCCGTTAAAGTGCCTTTTACAATCTCATTTCCATCAATTATAGAGTCACCAGTGATTTCTTGATTTCCCTGAATTGTTTGTTGTCCAGTTTTCATGCTAACAAAATTAAAACTTTGTAGCCACAAAAGCCAAGGCAAAGCTGTTTGTTGAGAATTAGGGTCAATAAATGGCACTCTAGGCCATAAAATATTACCACTTGAACTAGAAGTTGCCATTAGTTCTCACCTTCCTCTGCCTTCAAATTAGCAGAAACAATGACCGCTTTAACAGGGTCTGTAATCACCACTTCAAAGATTCGGTCACGCGCAGTCCCTAAACGCCGCCAGATGGCACGATTGCGGTACTTTCCCACCATGCCAATGCTAACCCAATGCTCATTAGAGTAAGTTGAGCCACCGTCGTTTGACCAACGCAACATGGCTTGCGGGTCTTGGCCTTGTCCGACTTCTAAGCCAACGCCAGGCTGGAATTGAATCTGCAATTCTGCAAAATATTGCCGCTGCAAGTCTGTCACTATATGCGGAGCGCGACGTAGCCTGCGGATGGTGTCTCCATTGTCCGTGTAGACCGCATTGTCCAACTGATAGATTTTACCGTTTTGGTAATCTCCAACCAAATACACGTTGTTAAACATAGCGCCGCAATTGGAACGATGGCGGTTGTACTGCGAACCATCCCACGATAGCCACTTGTGCCATGCTTGCGTTGTGATGTCATACACCCAAGTCAAGTTGATTGAGGGAAACGTAACAACGTAAAACTCATGGCCTTCTAGCTGATAAGTGTAGGCAACCGCATCAGAAATCTTTTGATTCATCAACGTTTGTTCTACAGCGTGAGTAGATAGGCGTTTGAATGAATAACCTTCCATGACGCCAATGATGGCTTGACCACGATTGTCTTGGCTGACAAAGCAAAACTGTTCACCAAATCGAGCAACAGAAAACCTAGCGGCAATGCCGTGTTGTGAACTCGTGCCAGGGATACGTTGGAAAGGAAACGAAATAATCCCAGCAATCACATTGCCAACGTCAGTCCACACTTCGGTGGTGAATTCACCAAGCAATGACACTTGGCGGCGGTCAACAATAAGAGACACTAGCGGGTCAGGCGAGCCATCTTTAGCGCCGTAATACGCATTAGAAGACATTACCAGTCCAAGGTCGGTAGCTGCCCAAAGTTGCGTGTTTGGCTGGTTGTAGATGATGTAGTTGTCCACCACTTCGCACACATCTGCACCCTGCCACGGGCCATCGCTAGAAGGAAGCGTTGCAAAGGTGTTTGTAGACGCTACCCAATAGTACCGATTAACACCATCCACAATGTAGGCATTCAAGCCGGTGTTGGACATGATGTTGTCGGTGATGCTGACGCAACCTGACGATGTGGTTAGTGTTCCTACCTTTGTTGCGACGTAAGCATTATTTACAGAATAAACGTATGGGCCGACAACAATAATTAGATAAGCACCACCGGACAAGGTACGCATTCCACGCACTTCATTGTTGTCTAGTTGAAGGATTTGGGTCAGACCTGGCGTTGGATAAAGCGCAACAATCCCACGGCTACCTTGAGGCTTGGTTAGGTCAACTTCTGGAAAGAAATTAATACACTCCTGCGCGTCTTGGTAAATCGAGACTGCTTCGTAAGAAGGCCCTACAAATCCAAAGTCAGCCATAATTATTCCTTGTAAGAGTCATCATATATCCATCAACGCAAGAAACCCCCCGAAAGTATCCAACCAGCATCTTTACTGCGTCCAACCAGCAACGCATCAGCGTAACGGGCAACAGGAGGCGGCTTCATGTTTGTGCGCTTGATTGTAGCTTTTGCTTGATCGGCAAATTTCATAATCATCTGAATCTGCGTCTGTGAAGCCTTGCCGTACATGGGCATTAGTTGTTCAGCCAAACACCAGCGCAGCGCCATTAAGTAGCCTTGCGGCAAGACAATGTTGTCCGACAAAGAGCTATACCGCGAAAACAACGTATCGCAGAACATATGCACTTCACCTTGCGCCGGATTAGGCCATAGAAAGATGTTTCCAAGCGTTTCGGCAGGTTGGTAGTACAAAGCCTTGGGCCAAGGGCCGTTCAACGTTTTAAGGCCGATTAAAGCGTAGTCTTCGTAATTTAATACAGCCATTGGGTAGTCCAAACCACCGTTGACAATAGGCGTACCGTTAGAGTTAGTGTTAACCCTTACAAAGCAGGAATTGATTGTCAGAGGACGCTGATAGTAAGCAGAGATAGTAGTGCTGGCTACAGTTTGAAAAATGTTGACGGTATAGGTTCCAGCTTCGTTAATGTTGCCACCAGCGCCGGTATTCATTGCCACAATGGTGGTTCCAGCAGCAATGCCAGTTCCAGTCAAGGTTTGACCGATAGCAAGCGCACCAGACGTAATGCCTGTAACGGTAAGAGTAAAGCCTGAGATGGAGCCGGTAAAACTTGCGCCGATTTGACCGCCAGGCCCAATCGTGTACTGCGTCTGGCCTGAAACAATCGGAAAGATAATTTCAGACTTGTAATAGACCATCATCTGTTCGTTTGACCATTGGTCGCACATATCGTTGAGCATATCAAAGGCGTCTTGCGCGGCTTCTGACGTAGGCGTTTCACCCGCTTCAAGTGCGCCAATATCTTTCAGAGCGCGGCTGATGATGTCTATTGGCTTGGTCATGGCGTTCCTTGATTTTGTGCAGCTTGGTATTCAGCAATCACTTGAGGCGTATGGATTAAAGAACAAACAGATTGTACTTTGGCATCCTCGCCACTGTAATCATCACCAGGTTTGAAATAATTGCCCTTGACCTGTTCGGCAAAGGGTAAGCCGTCTTCAGTGACAGTCACAACGTATCGAACGGCTACCGTTTGATCAGCCAGCACTTCGATACGGTCAACAACGGTTTGTTTTTCAAACATATCAACCTTTAAACAAAATATGTTGCGGAAAATGTAATTGTCCCCGTAGCAAGCAGCCCACCAGCAGAAGTTACGCTTGTACCTGTGCAAATTACAGCAGCAGAAGCATTNACTGCGGCGTTAGTTGCGTCGCCATGTCCTGCTGTACCAACAGTAAACGGTAGATTGCTTGTGATAACACCAGCAGCAGCTACGGCAACACTTGTTGCGCCTGTCACAGTCCCACTTATGCTGACTTGACGTCCAATGCGAGTGTATCGACCTGTCGAGCTAAACGCTCCTACCAAAGTAAGACCCGCACCTTGGTTTGGCGTCCAAGTACCTTCTTCATACCAGTTCAGCAACTGGCTTGTCATACCCGCAGCGGGGGTGTTGGCGGTGAAGTTAATGCCTTTAGCTGCTGTGCCAATAACCACGTTGCCTGTGGATGCTGTGAAATTACCACTACCATCCATTATAAATTGTTTAGTAAGCGTGGTTCCATTCCATGAATTAAACCAAAGCCCTGCGCCACTTACACCGTAAACAATATTACATTCAGCAGAACCATTAGATAAATTTCCTGAAAGAACAATACTGTACCCATCTAAACCAGTTGTCGGCGTAGCGCCCATGTTGGCATAGAACCTACCTGCATGGGCTGCTGTACCACCATAACCATATATTCGATAAGAGGATGATGCGGCAGTACCTACAGCAAAACCTGTACCGTTAAAAGTGAAAATGGACAATGTGGACAGCACATTAGATGCGTTGAAATATGCCACACCCGTTGCTGTTGCCGAGGGATTAGTTCCCGACAACACTTGGGCAACGGTTGCATTTTTAGTCGTACCAGCTTGAACAACAGGCAACAGTTCAGTACCCGCTAAAGGAACCGTTGCTGCTGTTAATGTTGATATTTTACTGTTTGACATATCTTAAATCGGCCAAAGCCCATTACGCTTGTCTTTTTTAATTTGACGATTCCATTGAAAACAAAACCACCAATTGCTCATTCTCTTAAGAAATTTTCTCATGGGAACACGCTAACAGACCAATCAATTGTTGATCCGCTACCTCCAGGTGCAGCCCATGTGTTAATTGTAAATCCTGATGTGGAAATACTTGATATGGAAAATGGCCCTGTATTGGAAAAAGGAGAAGCGTTAAACATTAACTTAATTCCAGATGCAGTAGGCACATAATTTAAAGCTGGTGAGAATGTAACTGCAACTGATGTACTTCCACTTCCAAGCGATGCGGTTCCATTTTGTTGCGTATACACACCTTGGTTATCTCTGACAGCAAAGAAATTAGCCTTGACTGACGTCACGTTTGTTGTGTTAGCCGTAAACTCATTAGACAGTAAAGAAACGTTTGTGCAAGACGCATCAATCCAAAGACCAACACCATTTGATCCACTACCTACGTTTTGTGAAATCTGGTTACCTGTTAAAAGCGTGTTGTTGGCATAACTGCTAGCGCCCCACAATGCAATACCATATGGCAGATTTGTTGCACCAGTAAGGGGGTTTGATGCAGTTCCAAGCGTGCCATTCCCAATGACAACGTTATTCGATACAATAGACCCAAGAGTGTTAAATACGTTTATTCCAATTTCATAGTTTCCATTAACTACATTTCCGTCAATAACAGAATATGTGCTGGTAGTGTCATTTTCAATTCCACGAACTTTGTTGTTTATTGTTTGATTTCCAGTACAAGTTGTGTACGTGGATTGGTACATATCTAACCCAGAGCCATTGTTACCCTGAGAAAAATTACCCTCTATCACACCGTTAGTGACACCGTTAAACTGGATACCGTGTGTGAAATAGGTACTTGTGCCGTTTGAAATACAGTTATTGTTTGACACAATAGGGAAACTGCAACTTACTACACCAATACCCGCGCCGCCTGTGACAAGTTTACCATTATTTGTACAAGTATTTCCAAAGATTTGTGACCAGTTTCCTTGAGACAAGATGCCAAATCTTCCGTTAGCAGCACAACGATTGCCTTCTAGAATTATGTTGGTAGCGGTTGTAGCAATACCATCCAACTGATTGCTTTCTGCAACACAGTTTGAAATTCTTGCTTTTGAATACGTCCCAGTTTGGTAAAAACCAATTGATTTGGCATTAAAGAAACCGCAACGGTCAATCCAAAAACCATTTCCGCCAGATTCAGCACCTGTTATTGAAACGCATTGTGTGCCCGATGGACAATTAGTGTAGTTGCCATCAAACCCAATGTCTTGAATCGCAAGATGCAGTGCGTTACTGCTGGAAAGAATTGCACCCGTTGCGCCATTTTTGAGTTTCAACTGACTGTTGGTCAAACCGTCACCATACATTGTGACATCAGGGCCGACAGAAAGATTAGTGACAATGTACACGCCGGTTGGAAAATAAATTGCATGGTATGGGCCAAGATTAAGAGCAGTTTGAATTGCTGCCGTGTCATCAGTTGTACCGTCACCAGTAGCACCAAAATCTTTAACGCTTACAGATTCACGCAACTTGGATTGCACTGTAGTTGCAGTAGCGCCAGTACCAGATTGTATAAACCCAACAAGCGAAGACCCAGTTCCAGCAGCCAAATTTGTTTCAAATGTCAATAACCCGTTACTAATGCCGAAAATATTGTCATAAGTACCAATTAAAGTGTTATTGCTATCTTTTAAAACAAATTTGTAAATTACATTTTCAGTAAGCCAGATTTCACCGCCAGGCACACGTCCAGAAGCGTCCAAAATAATGGGATTAGCACTTGCAATTGTTCCTGCAGAGCTGGTGTAAGTGGCTTGAGGAGTGCTTGTTCCTGCTGCGTAGGTGTAAATTTGACCGTAGGTGAGCAAATTACCGCTATTGTCAAAGAATTGTGCAGCAACGCCGCCTACAGGTGAAAGTGTGACTGCCATTTGATTTCCTTTTATTCCAATAGCAAATTGTTGTTGGATGCTGCTTGCATAATCACCCAATTTGTACCGTCAGATACCATTGTCGCCCAATTACCAATCACGTTCAACAAGATTGCGGTTCCAGCGGTTGCGCTATCAATTGGCACAATGTTGCTTGATGCAGAGTTTACCAGTTGTGCTTGCAAATTTTTAACTGTAATTGATCGACCAGGCCATGAAGATGCCGCAGGAAAAGTCAAAGTTAACGCAGAACCAACCTTGTTGTTGATAATCCAAGTGTCTGTGTTAGCGATTGTATAGTCTGCGGTCTTGGTTAGCACCGTTGACAGAGGAACATAGTCCGTATTGGCTACCGCAGCAGAAATAGCGGTTCCGTTGCCTTTTAGCAGGCCAGTAATCGTCGTTGTCAGCGTTATAGCTGGTGTTGCGCCAGTTGTGACCGTACCAGCAAAGCCGTTGGCAGACACCACCGAAACGCTTGTAACGTAAGTTCCAGCAGGCTGCTTGCCGTTAAACGTGTTCCAGTCAGTTGAGGTCAAATAGCCATTGGTTGACGTGGTAGCCGCCGCCATGCTGATTGCTGGAGTTGTTCCACCAGACGACACCACGGGCGAAGTTCCAGTAACGGAGTTGACGTAAGTTCCTGCTGGCTGTTTACTATTGAAGGTTGACCAGTCTGCTGCTGACAAGTAACCGGCTTGGCTGGCGCTGGATTGCTGAATTGTCAGGTTAGGCGTTGTACCGCCGCTAGATGCCAAAGGCGTTGTGGCTGTCACCGATGTGACCGTACCGCCAGTACCTGTGGCGCTTAACACACCACCAGTAAACGATACGCCAGACCCAATGGTGACGTTGCTAAACAAACCAGACCCGTTGCCGTACAGAATAGAACTGCCGCTAGTTAACGTGTTCCATGTCGGAGTGCCAGCGCCGGTGGACAGCAATGCTTGGTTTGTAGTGCCAGCAAGAGTAAAACTATAAGCCGTGCCCGTTCCGTAGGCAACAGCGCCAGCAGTAGGAGATGCCGAACCATTAGTGCCACCAGAAGCAATTGCAAGCGTTCCAGCAAGCGTTACTGCGCCGTTAGTAGCCGTGGAAGGGGTAAGCCCTGTGGAACCGCCGGAAAACGATAAAACGCCTGTATTTGATACCGTGACGTTGCCTGTCGCGCTAGAAACTGAAATGCCTGTTCCGGCAATGTTTGACAGTACGCCAGTATTTGCTACCGTGATTGTCCCGCTGCCGTTAGTAACTGAGATTCCAGCGCCGTAGCCAAGCGTATTCAAAGCATAGCCGGTTCCGTTACCAATGAGCAATTGCCCGTTATTTGGTACTGCGCTTAATCCAGTTCCGCCAGATGTTACGCCAAGCGCATTAGCGGTTGTTAGCTGAATGATTGATGGCGACATTAACCACAGCATCCATTCCCTAGCTGGACGACCTGTTAGGCCATCCAAAAAGGGCGATTGCGGTATGTTAATGTTGGTGTTTGTCGCCACCTTAAAAACTCAATAAGGAATCGCGTTAATTAAAATTACGTCACCAGCAGACATTGGCAAAGCAGTTCCAGTCGTAATTCCGAAACTAGTTACTGTTGCGGTAGTATTTGTGCTTCCAGTTTGTTGCAAAAACAAAGAAGAACCATTTGTGATGTCGGCGGCGTAAACAATCCAACCATTAGGGGCGGCTGGAAATGTAATCGTACCGTTTGCTGCGCTGGTAGACCCAATTGTTATTTTAAAAGCAAAAGTGCTGTTTGCAAGAATAGTTGGGCCAGTTCCGAAGCCAGCCGAAATTGTTGGCAATGTAGAAGAAATCAACAAATTATTGTTAATTGACAGTGTAGTATTAATGTTAATGGGAGAGGCGATAAACGCCCCCCCTGGCCCCACTAAGCCAACACAGTTGCCATTCGCGTCATACTGCGCTTGAACGGGAACAAGATTATTTGTAGACGTAGAAGCTACAGCATTGACGTATGACATGATAATTCCTTAACTTTGGTCAGCAGCTGGAGTAACGTACAAAAGACCTGTAGCAGATGCGCTAATGGCGGTCAGATAGTACGGTGTCGTAGGAGTGGCAAGAATCAGCGGACTTGTCATGCCAGCAGGCAAAACGTAGTCAGCAGGTGTGCCATCCGTGGGCAATACGGCAGCGCCAGGGTCATTTTGACCCCATTTCACAGCGATTGGCGATGTGCCAGTGTTGAGAAACGAGGTGTAGTTGATCTGGTCATTCGTATTGTCGTCAATCAATACAGCAGCGTGAGAACTGCTGGTTACTGACAAGGCATAGGTCTTGCCAGCGTTGCGTTGTACGGTTGAGCCAGCCATGATTACACCGCCGTCACAGGTGCTGGACCTTCCAAGCGTGTCACTTGGATGGTGTAAACGCCAGTGGCAGGAGTTGCAGGCGATGCTGTTACGTTACCGAATTGCACAGACAAAACGTTGGCGTTCAAACAATCACATTCAGCAATGATGATGCCAGTGGTTTGAGTACCGTTAACACCCAACAAAACAACAATGTCAGTTGTTTGCAAGCCAGGCACAGAAAAAGTCTGAGTAGCGGTTGTGTTGGCAGCTACAGCAACAGGCGCAAAAGTCGGTTGGATGTAGAAGGTTTCGTGGGAATTACCACGGGTGATGGTNGTAGAAGACATGATTTCTCCTGAAAGAAGTAGGTTTATTGTACGTTAAAAAAAGAAAAGGCCACCCCTTTTGAGAGTGGCCCGTTCTTATTTCACCAAATTACCAAGAGAGCAATGGTGAAGTTGGGTTAGAGCCAGTTGAGGTGCTTGGGCGTTGCACAGACACCAAATATGTACCAGCCGCAGGGGTGACACTACCAGCGGTAGGGTTCACAAAGCGGATAGTCAATTGGTCAGCAGCAGACACGTAAGCGTCAAGAACGCCAACGCCAGCAGTCTGAGCGCCGTTGAAAGCAACAGACACATAGTCACCAACAGCCAAGCCGATGCCAGTGTTGGCAAAGTTTTGGGCTGCGGTTGTGATAGTTGCAACAGCAGAAGGGGTCAGGGACAAAGAAAACACGCCGCCCTTGACCACGTTGGTCATGGGTGCAAATGATTCTTGGGTATTGGTACTTGCTGGTCCTGGATTAGACATGATAGTTTCCTTTAAAGATATGAGAAGTTTGGATATTTAAGACTTTTACAACGTTTTTGAATTGCGTTTGCACTAATCTTAAAAATTTCAGATGCTATTTGCGTTGAATCATAAATGACACCATCAATTTTGCACTTTTTACGGTTACCTTTGTTGCCAATTCCGTTTTTATTTCCTTTTCCAGCCAATCTCATTTTTTCAATGTGATCTTCTGAAAAAACTCTGTTTTTAAGTTTCGCAGATATTTTGATTTTGGCTTGCTCAGAAACAAATCGACCTTTTGCTTTTTCTGCAATTTTTTTTCTAGTTTCTTCTGAATGACGTTTGCCAAACATAGGATTTTTTTCACCAGAAATGTCAAAAGCAGCTTTTTGCTCATCAGTCCACCGATAACCAGCAGAACCTTCACCACCATTAGTCATATTGACCAACTTAATACCCATGTCCTTAAAACAAGAAATTAAAAACTTTTCATGGTCAAACGCTTCTTTCTCTGTTTCCCACTTTGCCAAAACGTCTATTTGATAGCCGCATTTGTCAACTGTGCGATGCCAATGAATGTTGCGATTGTCCTTTTGCCAAGCCCTATCTCCGATACCTTTTCCGATATAGAAGATAGGGCCATTTGGCTTGGAATGACTATAAGTGTAAAAAGCGTTCATGATTTGATTATATCATTTACGCTGGAACACAATAGGTTATGCCGCCACCCTGCACGCCAATTCTGGGTAAAGAGGAGCCCAACCGTACAACACATCCAAACGAGTTGGGATGCTGTCGTTGTTGATGGTGTACTGACGAACCACACGCATTGACAAACCAATTTCCTTGTCGCTTGCACGACCAGCAAAATGCACGCCTTCTGGCAATTCCAGATCGGCTACTGCCAAAGTGAAAGCATTGCGGTGCATGATGATGTTTTGAGGAGACACAACGCCAGTGCTGTTGAACTGGGTCACAGCAGCAGAAGACGATGTTGTTGGGATGCTCACGTTTTGGAACTGACCAGCAGTAATCACGGCTGGAGACACAGTCACAGTGGCAGAAGAACCAGAAGCGATTGCAGCAGCAGCTTTTACAACAAAGTTGCGCAGCTTGTTGCTACCGTAGGCTTGACGGTTCTGTGGGTTGACAGCGTACACACCAGCGATAGTGATAACGTCACCAGCGTTCAGGTTCAAAGTACCAGTGTTGGCAGCAGTGATCGAAATGTTGGAGCTAGAAGCCCAACCGCTTGTCAAGAAGCCAGTGCCAGTTGTGGTGTTCACAGAAGCGGTCACAGTGGTAGTGCTGTTAGCGCCAAAAGTTTGAGACACAACGTTCTGGTCCATCTTCCAGTTCATACCAGCAGAATCACGGCCCATCAAACCTTTACGGTATTGCTCGCCGATAGCTTCTTGAGGCACGAACAAACCTTTCAAGCTGTCCACGATAGTGGCAGATGTGAAGGGTTCAACGATACATGAACGNCGACCATCGCGAGGTGCGCCTTCAGCATCGAGGTAAGCGCCAGCAGTCANATAAGTAATCAGACCTGTTGGGGGTGTGCCAGCAGTACCAACGATGTTGGCGGTGTTCAAAGCAGCCAAAGACAAACCGTCACGGTCAATCTTGTTGGCGATTGCAGCGATTGCAGGCTTAAGCACTCGGTCGCTGAACATATCCAGAGACAGAGCCAAGTCTTGAGTTGTGAATTGTGTATCAACGTGGAACTGTGTTGACAAGGTAACAGGCACGCTAGTTTCGTTGAAGTCTTCAACGTTCAAAGCGGGGCCAGTTGTACCGATGAAACGGCCAGGGCGACGAACGTTCACGGTGTTGCCGATTTTGGCTCCAACAACAGCGAATTGGTCGTCATAGTTGCGGTCAACTTCAGAAGTGAAGGTCAACTCGTTTTCCAAGACCATCAACGCTTCGTTGGTGATCTTGCTAATGGTCAATAAATTGTTTGACATGATTTTCTTTCAAAAAGATTAGGTTTACCGAATTTTCCCCGCTTTGCGTAGCTCTTTCCACTGTGCTGCTGTACCAAAAAAGACCCCATTGGAATCTAGTGGCACATCAGGTGTGTTCTTACCTCCGCGAATCGGTTGAATCGGTGCTGGTGCTTTACTTTTAACAATAGGGGCTGGCTTCTCAGCTTCAGGCTTTGCCTCAAACCTTGCTTCCAGCTTTCCAATCTCTCGCAACGCTTGCTTTGGCGACAATCCAGCGATTTTCTTAGCGACTTCATCGTTCTCAGCTAGGTGATACAGGATTTGTGGGCCTACATCACTCTCCAGAATCGCATCACGAATNTCGTCATTAACGACCACATCGCTNGATGCAACNATNTCATCAAAATCAGGCAAAGATGCTTTGGCTGCTTCTACCTTGCTTGTCCATTGGGTAATTACCTTTTGGCGTTGCTCGGCTTCTTTNGCTTGCGCTTCTTCACGCTTCATATCAGCAATACGCTTGTCCGCTGTGTACTCTGCGAGTGCCTCAGCATATTCAAACGCATCACTAAACTGGCTAGGTTGCGGCTTTTCGTCTACAAACTCAGCTTTTTTGGGCTGTGTATTGTTTTCTAAAGCTGCCAAACGCGCTTCCAGAGCTTGCCTTGCTTCACGTTCTTGTTGCGCTTCTTTACGCGCTTCTTCACGTTGCTTGGTAATCTCAGAAAAACGGCGCTCAAGTTTAGGATTTTGCTTACGCTCACCCTCTTGTTTTGCTTCGGCTTCTGCTTTTTCAGGTTCACTCTGTTCAACTACCGTTTCAGGCTCCGAGGATTCCTCGGCCTCTGGTGCGGCTGGTGATTCAGCTAAACCTAATCTGTTTGCATAAAATTCCGCTGCGTTTTCGCTGGTCAAAACTTGACCTGCTTCTTTTTCAGACATTACGTTGTCACTCCGAATTTACCCCGTCTACCTGACGGGTAAGGTTTGTGGCATTTTTACCACGAATTTATTGTTGAGTCAATGGATTTGCGCCTTGACCAATATCTTTTGTGGCAGTGCGAGCATATTCATATTGTTCTTTATTACGCATCTCAATCTCACGCTCCAAACGGCCTGTGTCCATGTGATGCAACAACAGGTCGGTAATCGCTTCAATCTCAATTTTGTTTTGTGAAGTAATTGCGCGGGTATTAGCGTCATTGACCTTAACTTCAGCCATTGTTTCAGTGTTATGCGCTTTGGCAGTCTGACGCAACAACTCACGCTTAGTTTCGTTGTCCTGTTTGACTTGTTCAATGTCACCACGCTGTTTAATCATCAATTGCATGGCTTCCATCTGCTGCTGCATATCTGCAACTTGTTTCTTAGCCTGCGCCATTTGCATTTGAACTTGTGGCGGAATATCTGATTTTTCGTCGATTTGAGCCAATGGGTTAGACGCGGCAAGGCGGTCAGCAATGATGTCAGCGCCTGGGAAGTCCATGTTCCTAAAAACCAAGTCACCAGCAATGTTGAACAATTCTGGCTTGGCAAGTAGAGGCATCATGGCTTCGACTGCCTCTTGGCGCTTGCTGTTGTAGCCTGGCCCTGTCTCCATAACCACATCGTATTGACCGATGGATGTGTCGTTCAAGATGTTACCCACGGCATCGCGTTGGTTGATGTTCAGCATATCTGGCTTGCCATCTTCACCAATGATTCGCAAAACCCGTTGGGTGTCGTAAATCTTAGGGATTAAGTCTAGACATATCTTGCCCACATGAGCAATAGAACGGGTCAGGTTGTCGTAATAGTCGTAGTTGGTTAGGTCAACTTGTTGTTGTTGTCCGTTTAACGCCTTGCCTGAGATGTTGCCTTGACCTAGTTGGGCAGGGTCAAAGATACCCATAATGGCTTTAATGTCGTCTGACACCATGCCAGCCGCGGCCATAGTCCCCGCAGGCGGTGGCTCTGGTTGCAATCTCTGTGGAGGTGGCGCTTGTCTGCCCTCAATGTCTGTCTGCTTGTAACGCAACAGAGGGAAAGACTTGATGTTGGCTTGCGCCCAATCGTTCTCGTGTCCCTCGTCTTGACCTTCTGCCATGACCCACTTGGCTTTAGGCGCTAGGGCGATGGATTCAGTAATCGAGGTTTGCCAGAAGTTATACATTCTCTGGCTATCTTTGGCGTAGCGCACCATACCGAACTTCTTGCGCTTGTCACCAATAACAACATGGCGACCATAGACAGGCACGATAGGGATGTAACGGCTAGGCCAGTCGCGTTCTTCAATAACCTCAACCGCGGTTAGTTTCTTATATTTGATAGTCTTTTTGACCGACTCACGGCTATCAATGACAGAAATGCCAGACATTGCAAGGCGATTGAAGAAGTCTTTGTCATCAGCAAAAGTGCTAGAACCATCGCTTAATAAGTAAAGTTTGGCTTTCTCGCGTACTGTGTAGTAATACTCAGCAAGGCGAATATCCTCTTTGGTAATCCACTCTGATTGGCTGTCACCAGTACCTCGTTGGGTGAACGATGTTCCATCATCTTGTTGGGGATAGAGCGACCTAAACACCTCTTTGCTCATCATCGTGGTGATTAAGCATCTTTCCGCGTCTGAGCCATCAGGAAGGATTGAGTTAGGGTCGAAATAGACTGTAAATGGGTTATCTACTGGGTCAATGTAGATTTCTTGGTCAAAAGAATCTTCGCTTACATAGTCTGTACGGACACGCATAAAGCCCCAACCCATGCGAACAGCATAGTCAAAGGCGTTGTCATAGGCGTGGTCTGCGTTACTGTTGACCTCAATGTGGCGAATAATGCCTTGAATGTCCTCTGCTTCCACCATTTGTTCGTGCGTATTAGTCGCGTGAACTTTGATGCGTGGGCGTTGCTGGCGTTGTTGATTGGCTACTTGGCGGCAATACCCGTCTAACTTGTTGATGGTCAGAACTGGGCGTGATTCAAGGTTACGGGAATTTTGAAGTTCGACAGGCCATTGGTCGCCAGATACAAACTTTAGGTCTTCTAGCGCCTCTTGGCGATTCATTGTGTCGGCGTCATTTGCCAATTTCAAGAACTCAATTGCTTCTTGAATCCGTGGGTCGTAATCATCTGCCATATCTGTCCTAGGTTGACAAGTTTGCTAATTTTAGCCCATCCAGCTATTTGCGCCACCATAATATTGCGGCTGTTTTGGCCTTCTGCGCTCTTTTGGCTCGTTAATCATCAAACCAATGTATCGGAACGCATCAGCTCCGTGGCTGTAATTGTCATGCACTGGCGTTTTGCTGAACTGCTTGGTGTCTGGGTCAACATCGTAACGGTAATGACGCAGGCATTGCAATCCTTCGTGGCAATTGTCACGGTCAAACCAGCAGTTTTGGAATATTGTCCTGGCTGCGTTGATACTATCCAAAATCGGGGTTTTTCCAATGATTCTGGTTTTGTAGCCAGCAGCCCTGACAATTTCCTCAATGCTGCGACCATTGCCAGCCAAAGTCTTGTTTTCAGCGTCATGCGGCAACCAAAGCGTGTCATAGATATATCCAAACGTTTGCATCTTGGCTAAATACTCGCTCATGGTCTGCTGATTGCCTTCCATGTAACGAATCAAGCGTGTTTCCATGCCCACAAACTGCAAAAACCAAATAGCTGTAGCGTCAGACCAACCCAAGTCAAAGATGGCGTGAACAGGTTTTGTGGGGTCGTAGTTGACCTTTGTAATGCGACCATCCAACTCAGCCAATTGCATTTCTTTGGCAAACACAGCGCCATCGACTGTTTGGCGGCATAAACCTTCCCAGACCACGTTATAAGCCTGAGGGTCACGGGCTTTTAGCTGGTCTTTTTCAAGTCTTAGCGTGTCAGGAAACCAAGGGTTGTCCGACCAATTAACCTTAACAATCAAGCAGTCATCAGGCGGTTTCAACACAAATCGCTGGTAAGTTTCGTCTGATTCCAACTCAGGGTTAAACGTAATCCATATCTCAGAATTTGGTTTACGGATGGTAGGAATTAGCACGTTCCAGCTTAAACGGCTGGTTGTCTGCGCTTCTTCGACCCAACAAATGTCAACGCCTTCGTAGGATTTGACGTTAGCCACGTTGTTCTTCAAGCCAACAAAGCTGAATTCTGAGCCGTTCTTGCCACGGATGCTGGTTTGGGTGATTTCATAGAATCCCATCAGCCCCAGCGCCTCGATCTGGTCACACAATAGTTTATGGACTGAATCCCTAATTGAAGTCTGAAACTCACGAGCGCAAAGAATGCGTAACGGTTCTTTGGCGGCTTTAATCAGCAATGCCCTTGCAACACCCCATGACTTAGCACCACCACGACCACCGTACAAGACTTTATAGCGCGACTTCTCAAACAAGCATTGCAGCTTGAGTGGAAACTGTGCGTTAGCAATAACGCCTTGTAAGTCACTCATTTTCTATTGGCTTAACAAACGTCACGTTGATACCAGACAGCAATGGCGCACCATCAGCGCCCGTAATTTCAGTTTTTGTGCTTTCACGGTACTTCTTTGGGAATCGTGCAGCCATTGAACGAGACCAAAGGCCAGTGTTCAATTTAGCTGAATCTTTGTGTTCCAGCATATAGGCTTGGGCTTGATCTTCCCACCATGCAAGCTCTAATTCTTTGGCTAATTCCAAGGCGTGCTGAAATTCGTCATGCGTATCACGCCATGTGAATAAAGTTCTAGTGCCAACACCCAAAATAGCACCGATTTGTTCTACAGATTTACCGATGCGCCCCAATTCAATGACTTCCTCACACATAGCGGGGTCATATAAGGTTGGACGCCCTACTGGACGTTTAGGCACATCAGTTTGATCTGTCATTTTTTCTTAGCTGGTTTTTTTTCAGCCTCACGTTTTTCAGCGTAGGCGATGGCAACCGCCTGTTTTACGGGCTTGCCTGCTTTCACTTCTGCCTTAATGTTTTCTTTAAACGCTTTGGGGCTGGTCGATTTCTTTAGGGGCATCTTGTGTCTCCAGTCGGGTTAATTGCCATTTGCACTGCTCTAGTGCACCGTTAATCATGTGCAGTTGAACTTCTAACTGCTTGCCTTGCGCCATCAATTCATCCATTCGCTTTTGAATCTGCTCTTTCACTTGTCTTCTCCAGTTACTACGTTTGCTTGTTTATACAGTCGTGGGCGTTTCTTTGGGTCTTTTGTCTCTAGCATTTTGCCAAGTTTCCACAAAATCCATTGAATTTTACGCTTGAGCATCTTGTATGTCTTTCATTAATATGCCACTAGCAGAAAAATCACCCACCAAAAAAAGTTTTTTCTTAGAATTGTATAAATTTACATCTAATGGTTTAATATCGTCAAAATGTCTTACAAAAGCAGAATCATGTGAAATTGAATATTGAACAAATCCATATCCAGCTTTGTAAAATTCGTTTGAATTTTCAAAACGTTTAAGCATTGTTTTCCCCAAAATAAGCCAGCACATCAATGTCTTCGTTTAGGTTCTTAAACCGTTCTTCAAACGAATACACAATACCTTTATACATACTGGCATAGTAGCGATTGCCGTTCTTTTTGTAGTACGCCAACTGCCGCTTGGCTAGTCCGTAAGCCATTGCCAGCACATAAATGTTTTCTTTAACTATCATTCTTCAACGAAACATACATCCTGCCAGCTCATCTGCAAACAGGTGTCTTCGCCTATCTTGATTGGGTCAAACTTCAGATATTCGTCTTTGGAGGTGTCAGCCACAGTGCCGTAATGCACTTTATCGCCCATCTTTAGCCCTTGGCGCTCGGCATCATCACCTAATGCAACCACATGGCCCGTGGTGAAAGCGCCTTCTACCTTGCTCAAATCCAAAACTTCTGACTTGAACCTTACTTCAGGCTTGACAATTATTTTGTCGCGCAATGGTCGGATGTTCATGCCTTCACCTTTTTGGTGTACTTGCGTTTTGGCTTTGGTTCTGTCATTTCACGCACAGGCAAAGCCAACATATCTGGCACTGGCTCTGCGTAAGGCATAGGCGTAAATTCACCGCACCATTCATTTGGTGAGCGAGTCTGGAACAGCGGATAACGCCGACAAGTTCCAATGTTAAGCCCACTATCTACAAAGTGGTCACAGGCTTTACAATTGCGAACATCCATGTCAAATCTCCTTATTTGATGTGGCTAGAGGCCCATTCAGTCCTGCTTGACTGTTTGGGCTTCGCTTTTTAGCGGTAAGACGCTTTTTCTTTGACGTAGCAAATGCCAGCAGTGCGGCCAGTGTCAAACTTCTTGTCAGCACCCATAGCATCTTCTTTACCTTGAGCAACGCCACCGCGCATTTTTCCCATGCGCTCGCCAGTAGTGTCAGAAGACAATGCGCCCTTAGGAGCTTTCTCGCCAGTTGCGCCTGACTTGAACGCTTCTTTGTCCATTTTACCCATGATAGTTCCTTTAGGAAGTTGTTTGGTGACTTTATGTGCATTGTGGCACAATGTCAATACAGATTTTAACAGGATTTAACATGGCAACAAACTTCAAAATCACTCAACGCAAAAATATCGCTACGCCTACAGGCCACTATGTGATGGAACGCGAATACAAGGCTGAAGCCCGTAAAGTGGCTGCTTTGGAAAAAGAGTTGAAAAAGCATGAAAAGACTGACATGGCTCATGCACATCCTATGCATCGCAGCCATGAAGCCCAATCACAGAAGGAAGCACCTATTCCTTCAATGCGTAAATATTAAGCTCATCAGGCCATTTGCCTTGGTCTTTTAACTTTGCCACAGTCTTTTGATAGGCCATTTGCCACAATGCTCGGCGCTGTTCCTTGTTAAGCCTTGCGCCTTGGTCTAATTCCATGTGGCATTTTTGACACAAAGCGGCTGTGAATTCGTCACTTGCCTTCAGTCCTTTAGCCTTGCCATGTTCTGCCCAATTGCTATGAGCCGCTTGTGTTTGGCCTTCAATATAGCAATTTTGGCAAGGCAATGATGCAACATTCATCAAATGCTTGCGGCTTCGAAAGTATTGTTGTTTTGGTCTAGCGATCATGTAATCTCCACAACGTCTTTTCCGTGACTTTTAATGTAATTGGCTGTTTTCTGAATCATTTTTTCGTATTCTGACCTAGCAATGCTAGTGCGCTGAAGTTCGTGGTATTCCCATACATCCTTGATTGCTCGAATTCCAACGCCAGACAGAATCATCTTTCCCGTGTCTTGATAACGTCTAGCAGCGACTAAAAGCTCAGTTTGCGCTTTTTGACAATAAGGCAGGATTTCGGGGCCGATACCATTTTTCCCCATTGTTTCACCTATGTTAATTACATCAGCAAGCCACCTAAAGTCTTCAGGCGTTCCCATGCCTTTGGTCATAGCGTCAATGGCTGAAAGCTCACAAAGGCGCAGTTTGTCCAATGATTGTTTGTCAGCCACAGCAGCGCCAGCGATTGCATGAGCTATTGGGTTGATGTTTGTTGACCAAACTTTGCGTTTACAGCGTTTTTTCATTTAGCTCAATTCCGTTTTCAGCACACCAGGCAAGCAAAAACTCAACAAACTCGCTGGCTTGATGTTTGTCAAATTTGCTTGTTTGCATCCCAAGTTGCACAATTCCATCACCAGACAAGTTTGGAATAACCTTTCCTGCTGTGATTCCTTGCTGTTTCCAGAATTCATCAACTAACAGCCGTTTCCAATCTTCTGCATCCCATTTAGCGCCTAAGTGCTGCGCTTGTTTGGCAATGTCACCAATAATGGCGTGAAATTTCTCATTTTGTTCGTTGCTTCGCTTTGCGTCTTTGACTTCTAGCGTCAACTTGCGCCCTGCATCCAAAGCCTCTAGGACTTTAGGCCAAAGCATTGTCATCAGGCGCTTTGCCTGTGATTTGTCTATTAGGTCGTATCTCACTTAACCACCCCAATCATTCTTAAAGCGGCTTCAGGGCTGTCAATCCTTACCAATGTGCCACCAGGCCAATTTAAAAAGAAAACGTCTTGTAGCTTTGTTAGAGGCTTTTTAGACCCCGATTTCACTTCAACAAGAAATGTATGACCCTTGTAGCCAACCAAAAGGTCAACAGGTAAGCCAATAATCCAAACATAAGCACCAGCATCGCGTAAAGCAGAAACGATTTGCTCTTGCGTAGCATCCACTCTCGCGGCATATCTCATGTTTTACTCCTTAATGTTGTGGGCAATGGCAGGACCAAGTTTTCTTAACTCATAGCCATGTTGTGTCTTTAGCAAAGTCAGGCCAGCATTTGTGATTGCTTGCAAAACTGCCACTGAAATTTCCTGCTCTGGCTCTTTGCGTTGTGGTGGGGTGGGTGCGGCGTTGAGCATTGCTGAGTAGATTTGCTCTGCCTCTTCCCACGAAAGCACGTAATCTTTGCCAGTGTCAGAATCAAACAACTCGACTTCAACGGCTGCGCTTTTCATCTCTGGTGTTGGATCAACTGGCAACAATTCAAAATCATCAGGTAACGCCACAGGCTCCTGCTCTAGCTCTTTGGGTTGTGGGTGGGTGTCCTCTTGCATCATGTATTCAGCCATCTCCTCGTAGTCGGTGTCATCCCATATCGCTCCGATGCCTCCGCACTCGTCGCATCCGTTGCCTAGATAGCATTTGAAGACTTTGGAAAAGTACGCGCCGTTTGGTGGATAGCCTTCATTGGTTTCGTAGCATCCAGTACACGAGCGCCAAAATCCACCGCCTTCTTCAATCGCATCTTTGATGCCTTTGGAAATTATTTCGAGTTCGTCCGTCCACGCCACAGGCTCTTGCTTCTCAAGGTCTGCAATGGCTTGGCGTATGGATGTGATGGCTTTTCGCATTTGGTCAAAAGTTACTTTGTTCCATTCATCTTCATCCATGCCCATGTGCGTCAACATGGCGTTCATCGCCTCAAGTGCTTGTTTCAATACATCTTCAATCATTTCATACTCCTCAGTTCATCTAACACTTTGTAAATCTGTTGGTCAGGTTTACGCCTTAAAACTCCCAAAATCTTCTGTCTTTCATGCTTCGCAGCGTGTTCCCACAATGCTTTATAGGCTTCATAGTGAGATTCATTTAGCCCAAATTGCTTTGCCCATTCCAAAAAACTGTTCACATTAACCCCGCAAAAACATTGTTTTCAAACCGTTTCCAAGCCTTGTTTGCTCGTACTCGACAAATTAATGACTTATTCACTTTATATTTGCTTGCCAATTGGCGCGAGGATTCATCACTTGATCTGATTTCATCCACAATTTCCCATGTCAATTTACCGTAACTTGCCTGTTTAAGTTTTTGAATCTTAAGGCGTTTTGAAACAGATTGAACAGCACGTTTTCCATTACGGCTAGACATTGCTGATCGGCTAAGTTTTAGGTAATGGTCAGGATTGACGCATTTTTGGTTGTCGCATTTGGTGGAAATAAACCAGCCATTTGGCAGATAACCACCCATCAATGATGTAAACAACTTACGAACACTTGTCATTTTTTCATTGTGGCAGACGTAAGGTGTACCGTTTGCAATGTATTTTTGCCATTCCCAGCAATCTCCACATTCAATCGTCAGGGCTTTTAGGCTTTCAACTGTGTGGGTAATCATTGCGCCGCCTTGTCTGTCATTCTGTTGCTGGCTTCTTCTGAACGCCACACATCGACTCTCATGCGGGCAGCCTCCATTCCCCATTTAAGGAATTCTTCTTTTTCAATAGCCGCAGCCAAACCTTCTAGAAGGGCTTGATAGTCTGGATGGCTATATGCGTATCTCTCTTGTGCGTTTGCGGCCTCTATGCCTGTTTTAAGGGCTTCTGTCATCAATAAAGCCTTCTTGGACTTTCTGAATTCTTCCAGATGACAGCGGGCGGCTTTAGCTTTAGAGAATTCTTCCCTGTTTTTCAGAATGTAGTTAATTGCATCGTGTGCGCTCATGTGTTTTCCTCAGTTTTCTTAATAACGCCGATTGCTCTAAGCGCTGCTTCAGGTGTGTCTACCCGACATAATGTACCACCAATCCAGTTCTCAAAAAAATCTTTTTGCAATTTTGTTGTTTGATCTATTGCCATCAATGTGATCCATTAAAAGATTTTTAATATCGCCATAATGAAAAATCCAAATCAAACGATGTACTTTGCATCTTATTCCTGAAATATTTGTTAATACATAACCATCTGAATTAATTGATCCTACTTTGTCGCCAATTTTTACACTATTGGATTTTCTTACTTTCCAATAAAGATTCCCATCTTTGTAATCAAAGAGTTTTTTAACCAAGTCTTGTGTAATTTCCATGTTCTTTCCCTAAGAACGATCCCAAAGAAGTGTGGCAGACGGAGGGATATTCCGCTTTTCAGCCGCTAAACCTAGCCACATAATTATTTTACATCTTTAAGTTCTTTAATCCTCGCTGCTACGTCTCGTCCCAAGTTCTTGAAAAGACCCGAAGGTTCTTGAATAAGCTGCCTCACCATAAATTTGGCGTGCGCGTACGTAGCAGGATTCATTGCGAGTTTCGCGTAATGCTCTACCTGTGAGTTGTAAATCTCCACATATGAAAAGGGCTTCTTGGATTGATTTGTCTGATTGCCAGAGTCCATTTTTTACTCGGTCTAAGATTTCGTGTGCTTCATTGCGGGTCATTTAGGATTCTCCATGCTGTTGCGGCGCACAAGGGAACTTGCCCATTCCCAATGGCTTTAAGTCTGTCCACATGACCTACTGTTGATTGACTAATTCTTGGAACGACCTGCGCTTCATCCATGCTAATTTGTTCCCGCACTCCCGACTGCAAGTCTTTTCCCTGGGTCTCTTGTATGTAAACTGAATCCCGCAATAAAGACAAATCTTTTCCTTGGTGTGATCTTTCCATCGTTGATTCGCATGAAGTGACCCGTGGCATCTGATGCAAAGAATCGCTATGTTGTTGCTCTTGTTGTTGTTCGTATCGTGATCTATGTGATGCCTGTGAAGGGTCTCTGTCCCATCACATCGTTCGCATTTGCAAAGGTTTTTGTATAGCCGTTGCGCTTGCTTCCTGCCAGCGTTTGTACTCTTTTGCATTGAATTCATTGATGTTGCTCCATTTGATAGGCCAATTCATCAACCATTCTACCCAATCTGGATTTAATTTTCCACCCGCATAAGTAGCTAATGTTGGTGTATTACGATTTTTTTCGCTCGGACTGTTGCACTCCTTGGCGTTGTGCGCTGTTGGAGTTGGAAACATCCTTTGACCAACTATTGTTTCCAGATTCGGATTCCGCTTCTCGTTCCAAGCTGATTCTGGCGTTATTGTTGCCGCCATTGCCGAACAGCTCCTGGGTGTGGGCCATGTCTGCCTGTCCCGAACTGCCTGATTTATTGTGTATTGCGCTGGCTGACCCGATTTGCGTTTTGGTGTCCAATTCGTTTGCGTTCCACGTTGACCGCAATTCGCGTCTGGTGTAGGCCATGTTTTTTCCAACAATCCAGATTCTGTCCCTCTGATGGTTTGCTCCAATGTCCGCTGCTCCCAACACTCCCCATCGCGCATCAAACCCCATTGAGGCCAAGTCTCCAAGAACGGTTCCAAGTCCCCTAGAAGTGAGCATTGGTGAGTTTTCCACAAAGACAAATCTGGGTCGTACTTCACGAACGATGCGTGCCATTTCTCGCCACATTCCTGATCGCTCTCCGTCAATTCCTGCGCCTTTTCCTGCGGCGCTGATGTCTTGGCATGGAAACCCTCCAGATATAACGTCAACAATTCCTTGCCACGGCTTTCCGTCAAAGGTTTGTACGTCATCCCAAATCGGGAAAGGCGGGAGAAATCCGTCATTTTGTCGGGCGCACAATACGCTTGCTGGATAAGCTTCCCATTCAACGGCGCAGACTGTTTGCCATCCGAGAAGTTTTCCACCGAGGATGCCGCCCCCTGCTCCTGCGAAAAGTGCGAGTTCATTAAGGCTTGACTGATTAACCATGACATTTAAAACCCCACATCATCATCAACTTCATTGAAGTTTTGTTTAGGTGGCAACTTTAACAATTCCCGCAAATCTGTTGGCGGCTTGGTAGCTTTGACTTTTTCTTTAAATGGGTTATCGCCCCATTGATGACGACTGCACATTGGCTTGTCAATCTGAACTGCCCATCGATTTGGACAGCCATGAACTGAACACATCAGCTTTTGAAGCTCATCTTTGTCTTTGTCAAAGTTTGATTCATTTTTTGTGCGATTTAAAGCAATACCGTATGACATGATTACTCCTTGTGATACGCACCTTCAATGATGCGAGGAAATTTTGATGGATTAAATAAAAAATCAATGTCGGCTTTCCAATCTTTAGCCCGACCTGTCAAAAACTTTGATTTGCTTACATGGTCAAAAAAGTCAGCAAAGAAATTTAATCCAGCTTCTTTATCAAGTTTGTCAGTAGAAACCACCTCTCGCCACCTGGACGAAATTGCTCTACGGCGTGAATCGTTGATTACCGTAGCCGATGCCAGCATTGGAAGTTTTGTGTTGTACAAATCAACAATTTCTTGAATCGGTGCAGATGGTGTTCCCGCTTGGCGGGGACGAGTAGCTTTAGCTACTTCTAATAATGGTTCTTGGTTTATGGTTATTGGTTCTTGGTTCTTGGTTGGTTGAACGTCCGTTGAACGCTTGTTTAACCTTCGTTCAGCAGATGCTTTACCAGCCCTTGACGCTTGTTCAGATTTTGAATGGAAATGTTCTATTTCTTTATCTGCTCTAAGACTTACGAATCCATCATCAGTCGATATAAAAAACTCATTGAGAACAGTCAAAACATCTTGTTCATGCTCTTTCATGCCAATTTGACGAGCAATGTCTCGCTGTTTTATTGGTTGCTCATGAAGGTAATAAAAATCAAGAAGTCGCCGATAAGCTAAATCTTCCATCAAAGAAAGATGGCGCGTATGGCTGGCGTAATCGCCAATGTGAAATTGAAAATAGTGCATTTTTTCCTTCGCTGTCCTCCCAAGAACAAAGAAACAATCGGCAGGCGGGGAGGCTCGCTTTTCGGTCTGCTCATGACTTCAGACCTAGCCGTGTTTCAAACCATTATAGCTTAAAGCGTTGACTTAGCTTTAAACGTCCATGTTGAATAAGGATAGCTCATTATGCCAGCATCATCCCATTCAACATGAATGTAGTTGTCGTCCCAAAAATAACAACCAAATCCTGTTTTCCCATTGGGGACGGTGGTGTAAGCCACAAAACCAGACTTCTTGCATTTAATGTCCGTCAGGATCATTTGACCGCCAGAGTTGTTAGGCGATACAGCAATAGTCCCTGCGTTGCAAAAACAACACACTAGGGAAAGCGATAACAAAAGTTTTTTCATTGAATTTCCTCAAACCATTCGGGGCGCAACAATCTAAGCTGGTAAATACGTCCCATAGGGATTTTTTTCCAGTTCCAAACCAATCGGCGATCAATACCTAGAATCTTTGCCAGCTTTGCTTGAGAGCCAGCCAATTCAATTGCTTTTTCTTTCGTCATAGCTCTATTGTCCATATTTGTGGACAAATTACAACGCAAAACCCTATATTTTTGTCGGATATGTATTGTATTGTCCATTTTTATGGACTACATTACACCCATGCCGCAAACAAATGCGGTCTTTAAGAAAGGAAATGAGATGAATGATCTAAACCCAACCACCCGCCAATATCCACGCACGATGGACGAGGCGTTTCCCAATACTGTTAAACACGAACAGTACCTGGCTTACCAGCAATCCATTTACAAAGATGAACAGGCATCTGCCGCTGAGTTTTGGGTATACATCACGCTGGCGTTTGCTGCTGGTTTCCTTGTTCATTTGTTGTGGGGTGTGAAATGATTAGCTTTGAACCTTGGGATTTCCCGTCGTCAATTGATGAAGTGCTTGGCAACCGCAAAATGGTTGTTGAATATGAATTTGCAGATGAGGGCTTGAACTTTGAAGTGGTAGCTGTGTCTGACAACGGCGACAAAGAAACAATCGAGCATTTGTTCAGCACCAAAGAAACCAACGCAATCTTGCGTTTGATTGCTCAAAACGAGCATGAAGCATACATTCAGGGAACAATGATATGACTGAAGAAGAATTTGAAGCAGCAATGAACACATACCAGCTTGATGACGAATATGCCGAGTACATCTGTGAGCATCGAACAATCTGCAATGGCGATCAATTGATCTACTGGATGGAACGAGGCGACTACTATGACGATTTCAAACAAACAAAGGTGACCAAATGAAAAACATCGCAACAGCACTTGTCAAAGCCCAACGTGAGTTTGGCCCTACTTTAAAGACCTCTACAAACCCTCATTTCCGTTCACGCTATGCTGACCTGTCCGCTTGCGTTGAGGCTGTTGTAGACGCTTTAAACAACAATGGCATCTATCTCTTGCAAAAAAACTATGACTGCGCTGATGGCATCATGGTTGAAACCGTGTTTGTCCATGAATCAGGCGAAATGCTTGAGTGCGGTATTGTTCACTTTCCAGCCACCAAGAAAGACCCACAAGGCTACGCATCTGCGCTTACGTATGGTCGCCGTTATTCATTGATGGCAGCTTGCGGTATTGCGCCAGAAGATGACGATGGCAATGCCGCCAGCAAGCCAGTACCAAAACACACACCTACCAAGCCAGTTCAAGAGATGGTCAAACCTGATCGTCAAGAAGAATTGTTGGTGTCTGCCAAGTTTATTGTTGCCAGCATGGACGCAGGCGAAATGGATGAGGCTATCCAGGAATGGGAAGCAATCACAGATTCAGAAGATAAAACATACCTCTGGTCTTTGTTAGACAGTAAATATCGTTCAGCAATCAAGAAAGTAAAAAATGGCTAAAACAGTCTATGAAGTTAAAGTAAAAACAGGCACATATCAAAAAGACGGTCAAGAAAAAGGTCGATATGAAAAGATTGGGTCTGTCATTGAGACGCGCAACGGTTTAATGCTGAAAATTGACTCCATCCCTGTGATGGATGGTGGCTGGTCGGGATGGGGTTATCTAAACGAGCCACGCCTTAAAGATCACGGTTACAAAGGTTTGCCACAAGATGAGGACGATTCTGTACCATTTTAAGGAGTATTGAGATGAATGAATTAACGCCAACGAAAGACCAACTTTATTGGTATCAAAGAGGGTTTAACAATGGATCAGCTTCTGTTTTAGATTTGTGGGCAAAAGAAGTTAAACCTTATCCTAAAGGATTGACTGAAGTTCAAGTTAATCTTTTATGGGATGGTGTAAAAGAAGAAGCAATCAAAACAGGAGAATCACTTAATTGGACTTTCTATAAGAAACTTGAGCAGGCTTTATATGAGGTGAACAAATGAACATTGAGAACTAATTTGAGCGCAATGAGCATATTTGGAAAGCATTTGAGGAGCAAGCGCTTTTGATCTACCAACGAGGACACCGCCATTACTCAGCACGAACGATTGTTGAGTTTTTGCGCCATCATTCTGCACTGGCTGAGATTGAATCGGAATGGAAGATCAATGACCACATCACGCCTCACTTGGCTAGACGGTTTATGAAAGACTATCCACACATGAATGGATTTTTTGAATTGAGGAGCGTTAAATGAACAATGAGCCAGCTTTTCCATGTGATGCAATTTTCAATAAAGATGGAACACTTGTATATTCAACAGGTATCTCTACCCGTGATTACTTTGCTGCTAGAGCAATAGAAATTATTTTTCCTTCTGTGTTGGATGAAATAAAAAATTCAAACTTTAGCAATGAATATATTGTCAAATTACAGCTGGTTTCAGCTGTGGTTTGTTATTCATTGGCTAATGCAATGATGGAGGCAAGAAAATGACACCAACACCAAGGCTTAGATTTGTTGAGCGTATTCTTATAAAAACTGGGAAACCTCCTGAATATAACTATAAAGCAAGTTCTATTAAAGTACTTCAGCAATGGTTTGCATACGACATTGACTACCCAACAGAAAAGGGTGAATGGAAAGACGTACCTACGGAGGCAGAATGAACTATCTAAGAATCTGGGAGCTTCTTGTCCCTTACTTTGTCAGCTATGGATTTTGGTACTTTGTGGGATCGTTCATCTCTGCAAGCTGGTATCCAGAAGCATGGACTTGGGAGCTAAAGGTTGTGATGACAATCTGGGCGTTTTTGTTTGGTTCGGCAATGTTATGGAAACTGGAGGCTGAAGATGGACACCGTTGATATGGTTATTTATTGCGTAGCAGCGGCTATTGCTGTTGGCGTTGTGCTGGCGTTTATTTGGGACATGAAACATCCTTGGGAGGATAGTGATGACCCCATGTGAGCAAAATGGGGTCTGCGGCATGAAAGTGCCGCCTTGTGCTAATTGCCCATCAAGACAGGTAATAAAGCGCTTTATTGATGTTTCTAATGCGTTCTTCAAGCCCGAAAGTGCCGCCATTGATCTTCTTGGTCAAAGCAGTCCAATCACTAGCGTCAGCCAAAGCGTTACAGTTGTGAGTTGACCAAAACCAACCTGCGGTCAAAGCAGCCCATTTCGGGTCAGCCACCATATCAGGATTGCTAACGAAATCAACGCCCAATGCTCTACCAGCGTGAAAATAGCTATCGTGACCAGTAAGCTGGATGCACCCGCGACCATGAAAGCGCCAACCATCACCGCTTTGCTCATCTCGATTGCCCATGCGATTGGCGTAGACCTTGTTTGCGATGCGTTGTTCTTTGTGCGCGTATTCATTGGCTATATCCATTGGAAAGCGTTGAGGCCATAACTTAGCAAGTGTTTCTGGTCTGTAATTTAAAGATTCTTGCAAAGTCTTAAAGTTATTACATTCATGCTGGCATTGACCAATAAACGCCGCTTGCTGTTTGGGCGTAGCAATATTAAATCGCGCAAATGTGTCGTTCAAAGCAGGAATCCACTCCAAACCAATGCCTAGTTTTTGAACAATGTCAGCGTTTACCACTTGCTGTCTCCCTTACTGATTGGTAGCGGTCGATGCAGGAGTTGAGTTGGACGATGGCTTTGTCTCCGTCGAGGGCGATCCTGACAAGAGCTTCACCAACCGATTTGTCAAGTTCGGCTCTTGCTTGACCATCTCCTGCGGCAGAGGCGGCACATCCAGGCGGGGTGGCGACAGGTACGAACAACCGCTGCTGACCATTGCGAATAGCATTAGATAAAGCCACGCCCTTTGCGTTGAGTTGTTTGTTGGCTTGGGCAAGGTCTGCATCTGCTTTGTTTTTTGCATCATTCATCTCCTGATTCTTTTGAGCAATCACAAGCTCATCTTCTTGCTCACGTTGAACATAGCCATTATGGTGTCCAAATCCATAAACACCACCAAGTGCTAAACCAAACCCAATGATGAGCCACGGATTCATTTCACGCTTTCACGAGCAGCAGCCAAAGCCTCACGCTCATGGTCTGGCTCAAGGTAGTGAGGAGGGTTAGACGGTGCTGGAGGAGGCGACCATTCACCCATTTGGATAGTCTGAACAGGTGGGGCAACGTAAGCCGCTGTATTGGCTTTTGCAGCGTTCATCATGTTGGTGGCTTCAGTTACCGCGCCTTTGGTCATAATCCCGCCAATGCCACCAACAATCAACAGAACAATGTCGTTCAGCATCTTTGTATAGGCTTGGTCAATAGGAGCCATTGCCTTGATCGGTTGGGTAACAAACGTCACCGAATAAATCAAAGCAATCACAATGAAAAACAAAATCCAAGTAACTATACGAATGACAAAAGCCCGCGTCTGGGCTTCTAGTTCATCGGCAGTTGCTTGCGGCTTGTTGAGCTGGTTGTCCAGCCACTTGAGTAGAATTTCCTTGAACAATTTTTTCTCCTAAGATTGGTGCAACAAGATATTCTGGACAAGTTTGTGTGAACTCGCAAGCAGGTTTTTGGCATTGAGCAGCGCCAAAGTTTTCAGGATTCTGGCAAAAATATCTGTAACGGTCTTCACAACCAGTAAGCAAAACAACCAAAATTAAAAAGTATTTCATTTTTCCTTTTGCTCCTGCAATTCTTTTTCCAGTTTTTCAAGCCGCTGAATCTTACGGTCAACCCGTCTTTCAATAGCGCCTAGACGTTTCTCTTGGTCAACCATCAAAAGAATTCCTGCTGGCAATCCAAGAAACAACGCCACCGACAAAACCACAACACCTATGACAAACCATCTGGTGTCGTCACGAGCCATCTGAGCGACAGCAGAAAGCCCCACATCCATGCCAGAAGAAGAAGAACCGCTAGCACTTGAACCATTCGGTCTATTCTGTGGTTTCTGAGCAGGTCTTGTTGCCATCGCGCGTTTCTCTCTTGTCGCAGTTTCAGTTCGCGGGCGACAGCTTGCGCCTCTAGTATCTCATCATACGTTAAAAGAAAGTTCTCGTACATAGCCCCAAGACCCAAATCTTGAGGCGTTTCGTAAATCATTGCGTGTTTGACCTGAGACTTCATTTCGTGCAGTTGCCAGCGAATCTCGATTAGATCAATCGCGCTTTCAGCCACATTTTCTGTGGTCTTAGATTCTTCCTCAACCCGTTTGCAATGTTCTTCTAGCTGGCGCTCGGCGCTTAAATAGACTTTAAGGTGTTCAAATATGTTGTGAACTGAATTAGCTTTAAATTCTTCGTAGCTCAGTTCAGGGGTTTTGCTTTTCTTTTTTGGAGCTTGAAGTTTTGGGCTACTCTCAGTTTTTGATTCCAGTCTTTGAACAGGCTTAACAAAGAGCGACTTAATCCATCCCCAAATCCCAGTAACTTCGGCGTAGATCGCTTTCGCATCTTTTACTCCGCCTTCGACTTGCTTCTTAAACTTATCAATCTCTGCTTTACCCTCACTAAGCATTTGACAGCCAGTTCGGATCGCTGAAACTGCGCTTTGTGCCATAAGGAGGAGAGAGATTGGGTCAATGGTTCACCTCAAAGGCCAAAGAGCTTTTTGAAGAACTCAGCACCAACGCCAGGGCCAAGAAGCACAACAGCCATAACCGCATACAACAAGTATTCAATCTTGGTCATGCGCTTATCGCCATGTGCCAATGATT